GACACGGAAGTAGTTTTCATGGACGACCCCAATGGGAAGTTCAATGTGAGCTGGATGCCGAACGATGAGATGAGGAACAAGAAGAAGAGTGAAAGAAATCAGCTCATAAGTCCAAATGACTTTGTGTTCGGTGGCGTGGACTCCTACGACATCGATGAGACTGTGGACAACAGAGGCTCTAACGGTGCTTTCCACATATACACGGGATTCACGATGAGTGGGAATATTCCCTCAAACCAGTTTGTGTTGGAGTATGCGACTCGACCACCGCTGGCGAGGATATTCTATGAGGATGTACTTATGGCTACGTTCTTCTACGGAGCGAAGGTGTTGATAGAGAACAACAAGTACGGGATAGCGAGGTACTTCGAGAGCAGGGGGTACATGGGGTATCTGATGGATAGACCGAAGAGCCTCTCTACAGGGAACAGCAACATCAAGGTGAAGACAAAAGGAATCCCGTCCAACTCAGCGGAGATAATACAGAGCCACGCACAGGCTATCGAGAGCTTCATCCACCACCATGTGGGCTACGATGAGGAAGGCAATGCGGGGAAGATGTTCTTTGACAGGACGCTGAATGATTGGATAAACTACCGTATAACGAAGAGGACGAAGTACGACCTAACGATTAGTTCGGGGTTGGCGTTGCTTGCAAGCCAGAATTATGTGAAGCCCAAGCCACCCACCAATACCTCTGATAAGCAGTTCTTTAGGCGATTCAAATTCAACTCCTAAAGCACTATCTTTGTGCAATATTATTTTTCCGTAAATGTACAGTAAGCAGGAGGGAGACAAGTTCGGACTAAAATCATTCCCAGACCCGCTGGCAGACCACGCCACTAAGTCTACGAAGGCTTATGGGCTGACGTATGCTAAGGCTATTGAGAGTCAGTGGGGGAGTATAGATGACGAGGCTTCTCTATACAGACGGAGGTTAAAGGAATTTGAACGAAACAGAGACTACGCTAATGGGACGCAAGACACATCGGTTTACAAACAGATACTTACAAGTCTTGACCCTAACGCTGGCGATGGCAGCCTGCTTAATATTGATTGGCGACCTGTTCCTATTGTTCCTAAGTTTGTAAACATTGTTGTCAACAAAATCCTGTCAAGAAAGCCTTACCCAAACTTAGAGGCTGTTGACCCACTTTCTCAAACAGAAAAGGATGGTAAGAAGAATTATATCAAAGCTGCTATCAAGCAAAAACCTCTTCTTGAGGAAGCTAAAAAACTTGGGCTGGACACAGAGGTTGAGCCAGACCAGCTTCCAGACACTCCTGAGGAGGTTGAAATCTTCATGGACAGCTTTATCAAAACTGATGCAGAGATTGCTGCACAGTTAGCAACGGAAATGACGTTGGAGTGGAACGACTTCAATGACTCTATCTATAGGCGGTGTGTGGAGGACTTGGTGAACGTAGGGCTTGCTGTTACAAAGCGTGACAACGACCCCAACTACGGCATCACAGAGAAGTATGTAGACCCCATCAGCTTTATTCATAGCTTTACGGAAGACCCCAACATGAACGACATCATGTACTGTGGATACATCCGTAAGATGACGATACAAGAGCTGAAGAGGATAGCTGGTGACCAGTTCACGGAGGACGAGTACAAGAAGATTGCAATGACTGTCCGCAACAGATATGGCAACAGCTCCTCTAAGCTCGATTCACGATACTACGACAAGAACATCCAGAGGTATTCGTACGGCTATGACGAGTACACGATAGAGGTGCTGGACTTCGAATACAAGAGTACAGACGAGGTGTTCTTTGAGGACAAGGAGACACGATTCGGCAATAGGGGTTTTCATTACAAGGGGTACTCCTATAAAGAGCCAAAGAATTCCGTATACGAGCGTAAGCCGAGTTGCATGAACATCGAAACCCTGTGGGGTGGGAAGTATATCATCGGCACAGATAAGCTCTTTGACTACTGCATGAGCAAGAACGTGCCACGGAACGTACATGACATTTCCAAGTGTAGGTTTTCGTTCTCGTTCTCCTCTGTGAATTTACGCAGGATGATTCCTAAGTCCATGACAGGGCAGGTGATTGGTTTTGCTGATATGCTTCAGATTACGCATTTGAAGTTGCAGCAGAGCATCGCTAAGGCAAAGCCTGACGGACTCATAATTGACGTTGAGGGACTGGAGAACGTACAGCTCGGAAAGGGCGGTGAGCTTCAGCCTCTTGAGATACAGGACATCTACGAGCAGACGGGTGTCTTCTACTACCGCAGTAAGAATCCAGAGGGTGGATTCCAGAACCCTCCTGTGCGTGAGATAGGAAACTCTATACGAAATATAAACGAGCTTATAGGGCTGTACAACCACTACCTGAGGATGATACGGGACAGCACGGGTATCAATGAGGTGATGGATGGCAGCAGTCCAAAGGGTGACCAGCTCGTTGGTGTTCGTCAGCAGGCTATGCAGGCTGGCAACAATGCGATTTACGGTATTGAGAACGCTTCGATGATACTGTACAAGAAGGTGTGTCAGGACATCGTTAAGGCGTTGCAGATACTACCTCCGAAGTCTGTTGTCTACCAAGCCTACGAGAAGGCTATCGGTAAGACGAACATGAAGGTGGTGAGTAGCTTCAGTAAGATGCCTATGTATAACTTCGGTGTGCTGGTGAGGAAGGAGATGGACGACACGGATAAGGCGTATCTTGAGCAGAACATTCAGGTGAGCTTGGCTCAGAAGGAGCTTGATATTGAAGATGCCATTAACATCCGTAACCTAAAGGATGTCAACCAAGCCGAAAGACTTTTGATTGTAAGGCGCAAGAAGCGCATGAAGGCATTGCAGGAGCAAGCAGCTGCAAACTCGCAGGCACAGGCACAGGCAAACGTACAGAGCATACAGGCTAAGTCACAGGCAGACGCACAGATGCAGCAGCTCAAGAATCAGGGTGAAGCACAACTGGAGCAGCTCAAGGCGCAGTTGGAGGCGCAGCGTATGCAGATGAGGCATGAGATGGAAAAGGAGCTAAAGGGCATGGAGCTTCAGATGGCTCAGATGAAGATGCAGCAAGACCAGCAGTTCAGGCAGGGGCTTGAGATGAAGAAGGATGACAGGAAGGACGAGCGTGTTGCGAAGCAGGCTGTAGAGCAGAGCAAGCTGATTTCACAGAGACAAGGCAAAAGAGAAGAACTTTCAGAACGCGAGGAGGACATCCTCGATATACTAACCCAAGAATAAACAGCAAATGGCAACATTAGCAAACACATCACAAGCAAACCTACAGAGCTTCGGGCAGAACGGGTTTAACCTCGTAAACGGAACTGCTGCACAGACAGGAGACTACTCTGCCATTACGGTGGCTGAGGAGGCTGTTTTCAGCTCGATTACAGGAATTAACATCCGACTAAACGGCTCGGTAAGCTCAGACGCTCTTGACAGTGTAACACTCGCTGCTGGCACTACCATCTTCGGTAAGATTAGCGGCTTCACGCTGGCTTCAGGAAAGGTGATTGCTTACTACGCAGTGTAATGGCATCAGTTAATCTGGACATATCCTCAAGGCTGGACATCACCTGTCGTAAGAACGATACGTTTTCTCTTGACTTGAATGTCAAGGATGCGAGTGGAACTGCAATTGACCTTTCTCTATATGAGTTTAAGATGGAGGTGAGGTCTTCCACTGACGACTCTGGAACTCCTGTGGTTGCGTCTGCAAATGTCACTGCAACAAAGAATGCAGATAGCACAACTGGAAAGTTGAATCTAAAGGTTTCAGCAACTAACATGAACATCACTGCTGGAACTTATGTGTATGACTTGCAGACCACTCTGTTGGCTTCCCCAAATACTGTTCAGACTTGGCTCTTTGGTACTTTCACTGTAAATGAGGATGTAACCATAACGTAATTGTCTACACAGATATCAATAGAGAATGTATCACCTGTAGAAGTATCTGTATCTGAAGAATCTGTTCCAGTTACAGTAGAGTCTGCGGACAGTCAGTCTATAACAATATCTGAACAAGAAGACTTTGAGCTTACAAAATCTGTAGTTCAAAGTTTTTCTTTTTTAGCCACTGACCCATCGGCTTCATTATCAGTAGAGGAGAACAAGGCTATTGCCCTTGAGATAGACGGAAAGAAGGGTTCTTTTGCAGACCAAGTAGCCCTAAATAAATTTGATAAGACGGCAAACATTCCTAAGACTGGAAGTCCGTTTTTGTTTTTCGTAGAAGACGATGATGGAAACGGCCCAGCGATAGGTTTTTTTGACGGCACGGACATTCAGATATGTGTTTCTCTAACAATATAAGATAATGGCAAGGATAGTACCCATTAAAAATGACGATTTACGCTCTCTCATTTCTCTTGAGGGGAGACCAGTAAACCTCAGCGTTGGTTTGGAGGGTAACGGTTCTTCTCTACAGGCGACAGGAACTACATCTGCAAGTCTCAGTTACACCATAACAGCGGTATCCTCAGATACCAATGCAATAGTCACTCTTGGCATTCCTGACTCAAATCTACAGGTTGGAGACTCCATTACTATATCAGGAGCTACGGGTGGAGGATACACAGGGTTGAATGGTAGCAGGGAGATTGTCTCTGTAATATCTGACACTAAGTTTTCTGTAAATGTAGATAGCTCAGGGTATGCTGGAGCTTACGATGCTGACTCAGCTACATTGGCATTTAGTCATATAAACCCTACATACAGCAGCATTAGCACAAGTAGTATTGACATAGATGTGGGACGGGCTGTGGCAGTTACATCCATTACTATCACATCTAATGTCAAGGGAAGGGTGACGGGAGTGATTGCTCAGAATGCTATTGGTGATTGGATTGGACTTTCCAACCAAGATGAGTTTTCATTGGCTGTCGGTGAGGGTGGCACATCTACGTTGAATCTTGATGGATTGGTGCTTGGCTCTGGCTCAAGAGTTTCATTGACATTCACACCATACTCTCAGTCTGGTCAGACAAACCCAGACATCGGAATGCACATAAACGGCATTGAGTTTACAGCAGACTTTAACTTCAATGCTAAGAAAAAATTACTTTACTGTGGTGACTCCATCTCTTGGAGCTTGGTGGGTAACTACAAGCCGCAGGACATGGGATACAACTACTCTGGAAACCGAAAGGAGAGTAGCAACCCATACCCCGATTACTTTGGGGACGAGCTGGCTGCATTTAAGTTGGTAAGCTCTCTGAGAAGCCAATCAGACCCTGAGAGCATACGCCTCGTGAACAAGGGCTTTGGTGGCTCTAAACTTGCCACCGACCAGTGGTTTGCCACACGCTCTGGACTGTACACGATAGACTGGAACATGATGGTGATGCAGGCAGGCGTGAACGATGCCACAGACGTTCAGACACCACTACGTCAGCTTACGATGGCGCAGAGGATACAGGACATGGTGACTAAGCGTAACGATGACGGTCGCAAAGAGTACCCGATGGTTTTTTGCACCCCTCCGTCTGTAGACGACAAGTATGACGGCACAAGTGCGAGGGTTTGTTTAGACCAGCGTGTTCTGATTGCCAGTGAAAGTTACACTGCCACTTTCAGTAGTACGTCTGGTTCAGAAATTAACTTTGGAACTCCCTCTGGAGACCGCATATATAAGATTGAAGGGGACGGCACGAATGACCTTGAGATGAAGGGAGGAGCTGCTGATGAGGTGTATCGACTTGACTTCACAACTCAGAACGACCTGCTCACGGGTGTGGCTGCTGGCTCTAACACAAAGGCATTCATCCGAACTCTTGAGTCTCAGCAGAACGTAGGCGACTCTCCAATAGTAAACACTGGCATTCTAACAATAGATGCCAATACAACTCTGTTCATTCGCTGTGTAGTTCCTAACGAGGAGTATGAGGAGATTGACCGAGCGAGTCTTATAGGTACGGCTCTGGCAGCCAACGCAACTACGTTTGATGCTTCTGAGTCTACAATAGACCACTTCATTACAAGCGTGAACTCATCTGCTACAGAGATATTAGGCCCAACCATAACAGGTGTGAGTGACTCAGTACCTATTACTAATGCAATTTCAAGTAGAAACATCACTCAGTTTAGTTTAGGTGCAACATCAGAACTTCCTTTTACCAATCTACCAGCCACAGGTGTTGTTGATGAGAACGATGTATGGGTTAGGGTGAAGGGAATGCAGGACACTTCAAGTGCTGGTGAGATTAGTTGGGCAGATGTAAATGGATTCTACAAGGTTGTAGATTACACACTCTCTGCTAACGGGCAGAGGATTGTAAGTATACAAGCATTGCTTGATAGTAGGGATTCCGCTGATAGAAAGTTCAATGGAAATTATGATACAGCCACTGCAAACTTGGGTACGCTTGAGTTATTTAATAGTCGTCCATACTTAGCGGAGTTTGAGGGTACTTCAGGCAATACTTTGGCTGGAAACAACTATAGCTTTTTTGCTCATGGCGACAACACTGTTGGAGACTACAAGGTGAAGGTTCAGCTATCTGGGGGTGAGGGTACTCAGTTTAATCTCGTAGAGGGTAAGGGCATTGTGTTCTCTGTTTATCAGCAGGGTAATGTGATATTCATGAACGAGGTTGTTAGCGGAGACATTACCAACGCAGGTAAGATTACAGGTAAGGATACACTGTCAAACTTCTTCTCGCAAACGGAGACTGGATTGACAAGGCTGAAGACTGTTCGCAAGGTGATAACAGACACCGTGAACGCTTACGCAAGTAGTGACAACGTACATCTCGTAGACCTGTACGACATTACAGACCTGAAATCTACTACAGAGTCTACTGCTGGTAGGCTCATCTATGGCTCTGACAACTACAAGGCAAACGCTATCACTGATGCGTCAGCCACCCTGTTGGTCAATGACCTGATAGAAGACCCCGTGTTCAAGGCTACAGGTGACTCTGGAGTTAACGAGAGGGTGACGGGAAAGAGATTGCACAGGTCTCCAGATGGTCATAAGAAAATATCTGCAAGGCTGTATAGCGTCATCAGTAGCATAACTATACCAAATTGATACTCAGTATCTTTGCACAATGTCGCCAGAACAGATAAAGGCAAAGCTCAAGAGGTTTGGACTCAGCGGAGTAAACAAGCCTAAGAAAACTCCTACACATCCCACAAAGAAAGGTGTGGTGTTGGCTAAGGAGGGCAATGTAGTTAAGCTGATTCGATTTGGTGACCAGAAGATGGGGCATAACTATTCTAAGGAAGCCCGTGCATCTTTCAAGGCACGACACGGTAAGAACATCAAGAAAGGTAAGTTGAGTGCTGCTTATTGGGCAGACAAGTTATTTTGGTCAGGAAAAGGAGGTAGCACAAAGATGCCTCCGTCATCACAAAAACACAAGAAAGGGGTATGAGCAATTTTTTCTCATCAACGGGAATCGCTGAACTTGTTGAATGGTTGGGACTAACTGCTGGAGGCGGTGCGTTAGGATGGTTTGGCGCAAAGCGTAAGCGTGAAGCTGAAGGTGTGGAAGCCACCATCAAGGTGTGGGAACGCACTGTTGAGCATCTTGAGGAACAACTCGATGACCTACGAAAAGAAAACGTAGAGCTGAGACAAGAAATCAAAGACCTCCGTGTCCTTGTGCATGACCTGCAAGATAAACTCCTAAGAAAGTGAAAACAAAAAAGTCAGCTGGAAAGATAATGGTGAAAGCACCGTCAGGCTACCACTGGATGAATCAGGGTGGTAGGTATTTTCTTATGAAGCATGAGGGTGAGTTCAAGCCACACAAGGGAGCTTCTCTTGAGGCGGGGTTTAAAGAAATGAAAGTGCATCGTGAAGGTTAAGAGGTACTTTGAAGGCGGTAAAACCGACCCACCCAAAATGAGGGTAAAGAAGGGTGGTGAAGATAAGGTTTACAAGGTCAACGAAGATTTCAATATTGACTTGGCAAAGGTCAAGAAGGGTGTAAAGAGAGCTGAGAGTGCCGATGGAAAGTTAATGAAGAGTCCAGTAAGCACGGCTACGGGTTTCTATGGTCAGCGATGGAGTGAGATAAAGAACAATCCAATGGTTAAGGACATGACCAGAGATATGTTTTCCAGTGACACCACAGCTCAAAACACAGTTTTCTTAAAAAGATTTACAGAGGGCATCGGTCAGGGAACAAACATTCTCGACAACACACAGATGCTGTATAGAGATTATGGAGAGCAAATCAAAAAGAAAGGATACTCTCCAGAAGAGGTGGCAGCACTAACTAACTACATTGGTAGACAGGGTGCGAGAAATTATTTCGGATACCATGTCCGTGATGGTAAGCCTCTCAAGGAAGCTGTACCAAGTTTGTTCAAGGCTAAGAACAAAACTCCTGACGAATACATCGAAGTATTTAGAAGTGCGTTTAAGTAATGAAGGCTAAGAAGAA